CCACTTTTATTCTAAAATCCATATTATTGCCTGCACTAAAATCTTTTGATTTGGTACATGACAGCGTGACTTCCATCTTTGATTTCTTTGTCATGCAAAATTCTGCGTCCATGCCTGCTTTAATAGCACTGCTTCCACGCGCCCGACCTTTATCACCATGACCGCTGTGATGCACTGGCACAATAGCTGCATTATATTTCTTAGCCAATAATTCCATGTTAGCCAAGAATATCGCCATATCCTCGCTGCTATTCTCGTCACCGTGCATATTTCTGTGCATTGTGTCGATGAAAATGGCGCATGGAGGCTCGCCTAGTCCTAACCCATCTAATATACTGGTTACACGCATCACCGCGTCTGTATCAAGCAAATTAACGCTTTTTGTGCTAAAATAAATATTGTCAGGATTCATGTTGTATTTTTGTTTGAGAGCTTGCATCCTCATTGCAAGCCCTCGATGACCTTCCCCAGCAATAACCACCACCGTGCCTTTTTTAGTTTTGTGACCGTGCCACGGAATCCCATTGCCAATACAAAACGCCCAATCCATCGCAATCAATGATTTACACGCCCCAGATTCGCCAAACAATAACGTGTTTGAACCGCGTTCTAATAAGTTTTTAATTACCCAATCAGCGCGTGTGGTGTTTGCCATCAAATCATGGACTGAAACAAACAGGTTTTGCTTTTTACCAATAATGAGATCCGCAACCGCTGATATGCCTGCGCGTTTTGCCATGTCGTTAAAATCCTCGCCAATAATGGGCGAATAGATAACTTCTACCCCGCATTTATTGGCTTTTTCAATACCTACACCGCTTGCATCGTTATCTGCGCATATAATCACCCTGCCTTTGTACTGACTGCGCACCATGTCGCACACTGGCTTTAAATTCCCAGCGTTAAACGCAACCACAACACATTGTGCTGTGGCTTCGTGAATTGTCATGGCGGTGGCAAATCCTTCGGCAATGATTACCATGTCGGACGGCTCACCAATAGTGAAGTAACCGCCCTGCATTTTACCGCCCGTGTAAAAGCGTTTTGTGCCGTCGGTGGCGATATATTGCAATGACTGGATTTCACCACCCACGCCATAAACAGGAATAACGAGTTTGCCGTCATAAATGCGCAGTGCTGCGTGTGATTTGACATTTTTGCGCGTCAAATAATCGTGATCTAAAGCGTGTGGGAGTTTTGCATACAGCTCCTGAGCGTTAAACGCTGCGTTGCTGTAAGCAAAATCCCGTTCTTCTTTGGCTTTCTCAATAGCTTGTTCGCGTTCGTAATCGTTTTCGCTACTTCTAAAGCCATCAGCAAACCAAACGTGTTGCTCGCCCGATTTCCAGTCACCATAACATGCGCCTTTGCCGTCTATAAATAATGATACCCAGCCAGATTTCTCTTTGCCTGTAGTGGCAAAGCGCGTAATGCCGTGCTGATTTATATGCGTTGGCGGGTTTATGCCCGAAGCGCGTATTGCATTTAATAGATCATTCATAATTTTCCTAAATATTGCGCTAAGCGTTCAACGGTTTTTTCATAAGGTGTTTTTTCTTTTTTAAACTGATCGTGCAAAAATCGATGCAGCATATTGCGCGACACGCCCGATTCTTCCGCTACTTTGCTAATGTTCATCACGCGTAATTTTTCTTTGATTTCGTCTGGTGTCATTGTGTGTTTTCCTTGTTGTATTTTAAGATTTAAAAAAATATGTTTACATTATAAACTATTTTTAGTAATATAGTACCCGTAGTAACAAATTATTTTTTTTAATCCCAATGCGGAGAAACACAATGAAATATTCACAAGACGTTATTAATTTGGCAGCATCAATGGGCGTACACCCAGCCGATGTTTTAATGTTTGCACAATCAGTTGCAAATTCAATTAGCCAAGACAACATGGTTAATTCTTTTATTGATTCTGACGAAAGCACCCGCACAGAATTATCTTTAGCCTACGCCCAACACGCAACAAAAAAATTCCAATCATTTACTAACACTTATTTAGTAAATGAAGTTGCACGCTCTTATTTTCAATCTGCTGTTTATGCTGGAGGTGTAGCATGAGCCTTTTAAGCACGATTAGCAAACCCGTTAATAAATACCGATTGTTCACCATTTACGGTGGCGCAGGTATTGGCAAAACCAGTCTAGCCAGCACATTCCCCGCACCTATTTTTATCAGAGCTGAAGATGGCTTATCTTCTGTGCCTGCAAATGCAATGCCTGACGCTTTCCCATTGCTTACCAGTTCTGACGATATTTATAATCAACTGTTAACTTTAATTAATGAAGATCACCAGTACAAAACGTTGGTGATTGATTCAATTAGTAAATTAGATCGTCTGTTTACTGACGAAATAACCAAAGGCAACACTAGCGCGAAAGCATTAGCACTTGCAATGGGTGGTTATGGCGCAGGTTATCAGGCATTATCATCTATGCACGGCAGAGTGCGCAAAGCGTGTCAGATTCTAGTGGATAAAAAAGACATGAACATTGTTTTTTTAAGTCATGCAGAATTAAACACGATTGATTTACCGGATAGTGATGCTTATCAACAGTACGGCTTAAAAATGGAAAAGAAATCACAAAGCCATTACATTGATGATGCAGATTTTGTAGGTTTTATGCGCCTAGAAACTTTTGTGATGAAAGATGAGCAAAAGAAATCAAAAGCAAAAAGCACGGGTGAGCGGATTATTCAATGCACAAGTGAAGCGTCAAGCGTTAGTAAAAACCGCATGGGATTAACTGACGATATTTTTATCCAACACGGAATCAATCCATTATTAAAATTTTTAGGAGAATAATTATGAGTTTTTGGCAAACAAGCGAAGGTAAAAGCGCAACAGACACAACGGGTAAATTTGAATCAGGTGGTGGTATTGCGTTAATACCGGAAAACACGACCTGCTTGGCCATGATTACTGAAGCTAACATTGCGGAATATCAAGGCGATGAATATATTAATTTGGCGTGGACAGTAAACAAACCAGACGCTTATAAAAACCGCAAAGTGTTTCAAAAAGTGCGCGTATTTGACGCAGACACAAAGAAACGCGACAAGGCTTTAAATATGCTTGCAGCTATTGATAAAAATGCTGGAGGAGTATTGGCACAGTTTAATGCAGCACCAACTAATGTAACGTTACTGCAAATAATGAATAAACCCATGCTAATTAAAGTCATGGTTTGGGAGATAAACGACAAAACAGGCAACTGGGTTGCAGCAGTATCACCTCGCAGTGTTGAAGAACCTGTGCAAGCACCTAAAACAACACCAGAAATTGCTGATGATAATTTCGATGTTCCTTTCTGATAATTAATTAAACAAACGCACATGGACGTGCAGCAAATAAAGGTGAGTAAAATGATAGAGCAAAGAACACCAGAATGGTTTGCACAACGTGTTGGGCGTATTACCGCATCAAGCGTTGGCGCAATACTTGGATTATCCCCATTTATGAAACGTGAAGATGTCATGCGCAACATGGTGCGTGAATATCACAACGCAGAGCGTGAATTTAAAGGCAACCAAGCCACAGAATATGGCACGTTTCACGAAGATTTAGCAAAGATGGATTACCAACTAAAAACAGGTGTTTATGTAGAAAAATGTGGGTTTTATACACACGATTACTGGCTAGGAGCAAGTCCCGATGGATTTGCTGGTTTTGATAAACTAATCGAGATTAAATGCCCATACGGTCAACGTGATAAAAATCCACCTGTGTTTAAATTATTAGCACAGCAGCCGCATTATTATGCGCAGATTCAGGTGCAACTATTTGTAACGCATATGGCATCGTGTGATTTTTACCAATGGTCGCCAAACGGTGACCAATTAGAAACCATTGATTATGATCGCGAATGGATAAATAAGCACCTGCCTATTCTAAAAAGTTTTCATGACGAGTATTTGATTGAGCGCGATAATCCAGAAAAATATTTGCAAGATAAACGCGCCACCAATAACGCAAACTCGACAGCATACCGCGTGGAGTATTATTTTGAATTGTCTGCTCAAATCGCAGAGCTTGAAGCGATTAAAAAGGGTGTGCTTGAGCATATTGTCAGAGATTGCAAAGAACAAGACAGCGAGATCAACGGGCATAAATTAACAAAAGTAGTCAAAAAAGGCGCGGTGAGTTACGCCAAAGCCGTCAAAGAATTGCTACCTAACGCGGATTTAACGCCTTATATGGGTTCAGCAAGTGAGTATTGGAGGTTGTCTTAAATGAAAATGCGCCCATACCAACAACAGGCGCATGATGATTGCATTGCGTGGGTTCGCAAGAACACCGCGCCATGCGTTCTTGAATTGCCCACAGGTGCAGGTAAATCAATTATTGTGGCTGAGATAGCCAACTCGTTAAATAAAGTAAGCAAAGGCAAACACGTTTTATGTATTGTGCCAAGTAAAGAACTGCTTGAGCAAAATGCCGATAAGATTCAAGCCACAGGAAATCCAGTTTCATTGTTTAGTGCAAGCGTTGGTGAAACCTGCCTTGCTAATCCGTTAGTGGTTGGTACGCCTGTCAGCATCAAAAACCAGATTGAACGTTTTGGCAGTCAATTCTGCGCAGTGATTATTGACGAGTGCCACAAGATTACGCCAACTGTCATTCATATTATTGACCAGTTGCAAGTATTTAATGAAAACCTGCGCATTATTGGGTTATCAGCTACACCTTACCGCATGTCAACGGGTTACATTTTTAAACATGATTTGCGCGGTGTAGCACTGCATGAAAGCAAAACACGCGACCCGTATTTTGATAGATTGATTTACAAGATCACCGCGCGTGAGTTAATCCAGCAAGGTTATCTATGCCAACCCGTAATTGGTGCAATCCATAGCAAGCATTATGAAACGCTAAACATGCAAACTAATGCAATGGGTAATTTTAGCAAAGATGATATTGACAAGGCGTATCACGGCAAAGGCAGGTTGACTGCTGAGATTGTCGCAGACGTAATTGAGCAATCGCGAGATCGTAAAGGCGTGTTATTTTTTGCGGCTACGATTCAACACGCGGGTGAGATCATGGAATCTTTACCGCCAGAATTATCTGCGATTGTCACAGGCTCAACGCCAGCTCGTGAGCGTGAAATAATCCTGCTTAAATTCAAAGCGCAGATTTTAAAATATTTAGTAAATGTGGCGGTTTTAACCACTGGATTTGATGCGCCTCATTGCGATGTTGTCGCAATTTTACGCGCCACCGAAAGTGCCGCATTATTACAGCAAATAATTGGGCGTGGTTTGCGTCTAAGCAATGAAAAGCAAGATTGCTTAGTCTTAGATTATGCGGAGAACATCGAGCGACATTGCCCCGATGGTGATGTTTTTAATCCCGACATTAAAACCAGTAACAATGCAGAGTTTGATGGTGAATATTTAATTGCACGTTGCCCTGAGTGCGGATTATTAAATGAAACTAAACCGCGCGACAACGATGCTGGTTTTGGCATTGATGACAATGGTTATTTTGTCGATTTGCAAGGTAATCGAATTGAAACCGAGCATGGTTTTTTTCCTGCGCATCATAGCCGGTCATGCCAGTCTGAATTATGCAATTACAAATGGAGCTTTAAACCATGTGGCGAGTGCAACTATGAGAACGATGTTGCAGCGCGTTATTGTGGCGGGTGCAAAGAAGAATTGATTGACCCTAACGAAAAATTGGTTAGGCAATACCGCGAGCGAAAAAGCGATCCGTATCAATCACAGACCGATGAAGTGCTTGAGATGAAAGTTAAGCCAACCATTAGCAAAGCCGGCAACGAATGTTTGCGGGTTGAATTTACAACAGCATGGCGAACGTTTACCGTGTTTTTTACGCCAAAAATTCCGCGCGACTACAACAGTTTTATGACTGTTACGATAAATGGAACAAGACCGCCTGAAACAGTCACTTATCAAAAAGAAGGTGATTTTTACAAGGTTCATAATTACAACATGAGATTTAGAAACGATGAAATTCCCCCAGTGGCTTAAAGTTTATGGTGACACATCGTATCGTGGCGATTGCCCCAGTGAAACACTTGAAGCAGTGACGTTTTTTGCGCGTATAAGACGTGAATATCCAGACACATATGGATTGATTGCCACACATATCAGAAACGAAGGAAAGCGCAATTGGCAGCAGGTAGCACGGCAAAAAAGCGAGGGCATGACGAAAGGTGCGCCCGATATTATTATTCCAATGGGCAGATCGTTTGTTTGCGAGCTGAAGCGGCAAGATCACACCAAGTCAAAATGGCAAGACGGGCAACTTGAATATCTTAAAGCTGCACATGATGCAGGCGCATTTGTTTGCGTTGCGCTTGGTTATGAAGCAGCTTACCAGGCTTTTTTAGATTCTATTGTTTAAAATGTAAAAAAATATGTTTACTTTTTAAAATAGAAGGTTTAATATATAACCACGCTTTCAAGAAGGCGAAACAATAATAAAATAACTAAATCGGAGTAGAGATTATGAAAGCATTTAAATTAGACGGCATTATTGGAACTGTTGATCAATTTGGTTTTGTTCAATGGTGTGGAATTGGTTGTCACTTAGCAGGTTTGACAGACAACTGCGCGTTAAAAATTGCAGCATTAAAAGCAAAATAAATAACAACTAAGCGCGGTGCAAGCCGCGCATTTTAGGAGAATAAAATGGAAATTAAAATTTACTTTAGCATTATTAGCCATGACGGTGTTGACATTGGCGTTGCCGCTACGGCAACACTTAGCGGTAAAAGAATTGAAGCTACTTTTCATCACGACATTGAAGATGATCGTGAGTGTTTAGTTGACGACATTTCATTTACCGATGAAGAAGGCGAAGAAATGATTGGTTCAGAAAAATTGACAGAAATAGTTTATGAACACGTTAACGACAACGACATTAATATTTACAAAGACGCTGAAAAAGGCGGTTATATTTTTTACATTGACAACTTTAAAAGCGATCACGATTACGCGGCATTAATGTTATAACAAACAACTCCTACCTCTGCCGCTAAGACAAGTGGCTTTTTTAATACAAAGGTGATTTATGATTGAACAAATTTACAGTTTTTTAACGATGCTAGATCAAACTGGCGGTGCTTATGCTATTTTTTTCTTATGCTTTTTAGTTATGGCTAATTACGCATTTAAAGCGCAGGAAGAAATTATTAGATTGCGTAAAATTTTGCGCAATGCAGTTTTGGAGGATTAACCATGAGCGCAACACTAGCATTAACTCTTAGTTTTTTAACCGTTGATACAAACATCGACAAACGCGGACGTACGACAACGCATGAGGTTATTGCATACACTAGCGTTGTAATACCTTACGACAGCATGACAGCTTGTGCTAACGCCAAAGAAGAATGGAATCTTGCTGTTGGTGCTTACCAAATGAGCAAACGCCCAACTCGGATTATCACGGCTGTCTGCAATGACAGCGCAACGGGAGTAATAGAATGAAAAACGATTTAATTTGGGTGGCTATTTGTTCATTCTTAATAGGTGCATTGCTTTGCTTTATTACAATAGCAGCAACACACAGACATCATTATGAAATTATTAAAACCAATATTGGAGAATTTATTTTGCGGGATGGAAAGCTATACGGTGTGTATGAATTAAGCAGAGATTTACAAGGCAACATGGTGGCAAAATGATTCATTATCATGGCACACCGATAGGTGGAACAAGACAAGATGTAGCGCGTTTTCTTGTTGGTCGCCATGCACTGATTCCATTTGGAAGACAGGATGACACAGGTGCAGTGCTAGAATTTTGCCAATCTTTTGTATTAGATAATGGCGCATTCAGCCACTGGAAAAAAGGATATGGAGCAATTGACTTTGATGCGTATTTAACATGGGCGCAATCTCTATGTCGTCATCCATCTTTTGATTGGGCGTTAATACCTGACATAATTGACGGCACAGAAGCTGACAATCAGGATTGGGTGATGAAATGGTTACGCAGTGGAACAAAAACAAAAGGTGTCCCAGTTTGGCATTTACACGAATCGTTTGAATATCTTGAATGGCTTGTTGATAAATTTGAAATTGTTGCGCTTGGTAGTAGTGGTGATTATGCAACGCCAAATACTAAAAAATGGTGGAGTAGAATGTCAGACGTAATGAATGTTGTTACTGATGATAAAGGTAGACCTAAATGTAAACTGCATGGTTTGCGCATGCTTAACCCTAAAGTGTTTACTAAATTACCGTTATCATCGGCAGATTCAACTAACGCTGCGGTAAATTGCGGGTCGCTTGATAGATTTGGAATTTATAAACCTGCTACAGCAGCTCAGAGAGCAGCGGTAATTGCAGATAGAATTGAGCAACATAATTCTGCGCAATTTTGGAATCGTGATAACAATCAATTTGAATTGGAGTTTTAAAATGAAACAAATAGCATTAGAAGAACACCTACTTAACCGTCTAAACGATCTTAAAGAAGAACGTAAAAGCCTGAAGCGTCAAAAACTGCGCAGCATTAAAGAAACCATTGATATTCAATTTATTTTAGCAAAATTTAGAGAGGAACGTAAACATGGCTGAATTAATTTTTTGGACTGGCATTTTTGTTTTGATAGTTTGTTTTATGGTGGAGTACGCTGATGGGAATTGATGACGCAGCGGCACTTATTTTCTTTGTTTTGGGATTAATCTTGGCGGGGATATGGCTATGGCATTAATTAAACCAGTTGAGAAGGTAACACCAACGCCAAGCGCAACAAACTGCCAGCATAAAACATGGCGGCAATATGTAAGCAGAGGAATTAGGGAGTGTGATCGTTGTCATGAAATACGCCCTATTTTTGATTTAAAAATTGAACATCAAAGGTAATAGCATGGTGCAACCAATAAAAAGAGATTTAAAAGTTTCGCTTAAAGAGTTGGAAAGTATAAAAGAAAACATTATTTATTGTGGCGGCACAGGCACGTTTTACAGAAAAAGAACACCTGACAAACCGTTGTCTTTTAACTACGCAAATCGGCAAGCCACTATTTGCGTTAAAAAAGAAAACGGTAAAAAATACTTTACAGCATGGCGCATGGCTGTTTTCTTTTCACATGGTTATTATCCAAGTTTTGAGGATGCTGTTATTTTTAAAGACGGTGATAATTATAATTTTAGAATTAATAACATTGTTGTTTGCCATCCAAGCGAGGATGAACAGACCGTTTTAGACTTCGCTACTGAGCATGGTTTATCACCACAAACGGTTAATTATCGCATGAGAAATGCAATACGATTTGAGCGCATTGTAAAAAATTGGAGAGTGTTTTTTTATGATAAAAAAGAGTTTGCTAAATACTGCGGTGACATGATTGGTAGAAGGTTGGTTGTTGATGATGAAGGAATCGAGCATATACAAATTAAGCGCATTAATTTATCAGAAAGCCAGCGCGGAAATAAAACCGCACGGGAATTTTTAAAAACTTGGGTTAGCGATATGCCAACAAGATGGGAGATGACATTATGCAGATAAAAAAAGTAAGACCAATCGCGGTTATTCCGCAATTTCAAACCGAAGGCGCAGCCGCTATTGATTTATGCGCTTGTATTGAAGAAACCATGCTTTTGACACCAGAAACGCCTGTTTTAATACCTACAGGCGTTGCAATTCATATTGCTGATAAATCTGTTGTTGGTTTGATTGTACCACGCAGTGGGCTGGGTTTTAATTATGGCGTTGGTTTGATGAACACGGTTGGCGTAATTGACAGTGATTATCAAGGCGAAATTATGGTTAAGTTGCGCATGACACACGGTGATAGTTATCGAATCCAACCTAACGAACGCATTGCTCAAATGTTTTTTGTGCCTGTATTGCGTCCGATATTTGAAGAAGTTGAGGAATTTAGCGCAGTGACTGAGCGTGGGGCTGGCGGCTTTGGGAGTACAGGGAAATGATCGCAACAACAGCTTATATTTTAATTATCGCTGTAACCACTCACGGTGAGCTTACACAATCAACAATTGAATTTGCGGATAAGGCTTCGTGTGAAAGCGCGGCAGTTAGACAGGATTTTGCGTTTAAAAATTTGCAGTTTGCAGGTAGATGGAATTTAACCTGCCACCCATATCAACTTAGTGAGATTAAAAAATGATCCAGCAAATACTGCAGCGCGGAAACCGTCAAGGCATGACAATGCGCGAAATAACCGAGCTAACAGATTTAAAGCAACATCAAGTGGAATTTAAGGTTCAAAAGTTAATCAAAGACGGTATTGTGCATAAGTCTGCTGATAGAATAGACAACGCTTATTTGTACACGCTAGTAAATTATGATCCATTGCCAATTATTGAGCCGCCAATTGATTGTTCACCTGTTAGATTGGATAATGTCATCAAACACCTAAACAAGCAAAAAGAAAACGTAAACTCACCAGCGCACTATAGCAGCGGCACTGTTGAATGTATTGACGCAATCGAATCTATGCTAACAAAAGAAGAATTTATCGGATTTTTACGCGGGAACATATTAAAATATCAATGGCGTTATAGGCAAAAAAACGGTGCTGAGGATTTAAAAAAGGCGCAGTGGTATTTTGATAAGTTAAAAGAAAAAGAGGGCGTGTAATGTATGAATTTAAAAGTGGTAAACCAGCAGGCGGCTTGCGTTATCAAGCTATGCGCGATTATTTGATAAAATTAAAATGGTTTGCGGATAACCCCATGCAACCCGTGTTTATAAGTGAACGCAGTGCATGAAACCACGACTTAAAAAGATAGGCAGGATATGGTTATGTTACACACAAACAACGGCTGTTTGCTCTGGCTTAACACCTGAAGAAGCCTATCAAAAATGGATAAGTAAAAATAAAGCCGGTTAATTACCGGCTTTTTTATTATGGCGTTAAAAACAATTCCGCTTCAGCATTTCTGCGTCTAGTCAATCCAGCAAGCGGTTTGCCACCAGCTTTGTCCCAGCGTAAAAATTGCTTTGCAATCTCAGCTTTACTATTACCGGCTTTTAGCATTTTAACAAGCGTTGAGCTGGCTAAATTACCTGCTCCAATATTGTAAGTAAGCGATACCAGCGCATCAAATTCATTTTGAGTTAAACCAACCTTGATAGCATTTACTGCGTGTTCATATGACGTTAATGTTTTAGATAATAGTAATAACGCGGCTTCTTCATTTGCTAAAGTCTGACCTTGTTTAACTGCGCTCCCATCAGAATATCGCGTTGAGCCAATACCAATAGTCCATACACCCGCAGGGCATTTATAAGCAGTCAGTTTACACCCTTCAAATTCTTTAATTAAACGTAAACCTTTGTTGCCAATCTTCATTTTCGTGATCTCATAGAAAGTACCGTAATTAATTTTTGTGTTAAGCGAATCATGTCGTTATCGAGCAGGCGTATTTGGTCAATAAGCTCAATTAGCGCGTCAGTGGTTTCAGTAAGGATTGGCTTAACAATCGATGTTGCCCAAAGCCAAACGAAATAGACAATGTAACCCATGCTTCCCGATGCAATGATTGGAAAACCGTATTGGTTAATATATTTAGCTAATGCGTCAACATCCATTAATCAATTCTCTTTTCTTGCGGGTTATTGAACCTTGCCACCTTCTCTTTTTCAATTGGCATATCAAGCGTTTCTGTCATGAGTACATCTATTTTTACAATATCCTCTGACATAGCCGTGACACGCTTATCAAGTTGCTTGATGATACCGATAAGGCTTTTAATCTTTTCAAGTACACTATCAAGCAAAAATTTAATCGTCAGAAATACAAAGTACATTCCCACGCAAGCAGCGGCAATGGGGAAACCTACGTCCGTTGCAAACTGTAAGAATTCCATTACCGGCTACCTAGCCACCAAGATAGGAACGAAAATACTGCGCCCACTGTGAAAACAATTCCACCGAGAAACCCCTTGTAACGACTCTGCTCATCTTTCATTTCATCAATTGATTTAATTATTGCGTCAAGTTTTTTAGACTGTTCATGAATATCTGACTTCAAATTAGTGATTTCATTTTCAGCTTTGGCTAATCTGCAAGCATCATCAGGCATTATCGTACTCCGCTAGTTGCTGTCTTAACTGCCCAATTTGAAGCTCAACGTCTGCAAGCCATGTGGTGTCGATAGCTAAAATAGCTTCACGCTGTCTGCGCGGGGTAACTGACGCTTCAAGGGCGTAAATATCGCTAAGGATACGATTTTTTTCTGCTTGCGCTTGCTCTGCTAAATATTCTGCTTCACGTTGCGCTTCTTCTTCTGGTGTTAAATCAACCAATTCACCATTAACTAATTTTTGTGTCATTTTTATAGCTCCTTTAAAGTAAATGTTCCGCCAGTAAAATTAGCTGAATTAGGTATAATAGTGATATTTGTTATAGATGTTCTAGTAACAGATGAAAATAAAGATAGTGTTTGACCTCTATCAACACGAGATGCAGGAGTGATATATTTTGAAGTTATATTAGCCTCAACAACATTATCTGATAACGTGATAATAGCTTGACCATTCATTCCATCAGCCACTCCTGTGTTACCCGAGCCATGTGAATTGCCTAACGTAAAGTTATCAGTGCTTGCAGTTAAAGCATATATTGACGTCCCTTGGTCAACATATCCGCCAGAATAGGATGGGGTTTCAGATGTATTTAATAAAAATTTAACTTGGTCATTAGCCGATAAAGCCCCGCTATCCCAAGATAAAATCATACTTCTTCTATAGGCAAGACATCCAGAAAACACAATTGAAGCAACTGCACTGCTAACAGTCTGAGTAATTGTACCTTTTTGCATTTGATAATAGTAAAACCCTGTGCCATTACATTGAAGTAGCCCAATTTCATTAGTCCACTGAACCCATGTGCTTAGCGCTTCGCCATTAACCGTGATTGTTTCTGTGCTGTTTGGGTCAATTGTAATTAATCCGCTACCAATGTTGCTCACATAGCACCACCACCCGCTACCAAGCGTTGCTGCCGCAGTTAATGAAAGGGTAAATGTTCCGCTAGTAACTTCAATTAACGTGCCTTTATCGCCCGCAACAATTGTATATGCACTTGTTTTAGCAATTCTGGCTATAGACGCGATTGAACTAGGTAAACTTTGCCATGTAGCTTCAGTTGAGCTTGTTGCTATTAACGCTTGTCCTGATGTTGGCGCAGTTGCTCCGCTAACAGATAGCGTTGTTGTTGCCGATTTTAATCCATACGCTACCGCGTTTGTGCAATTAGATAAATTTCCACTTGTAGGAGTTCCAAGTATTGGAGTAATTAAAGTTGGTGTGTTATTAAATACACTTACGCCTGTTCCAGTTTCATCCGTTAACGCAGCAGCCAAATTAGCACTGGATGGTGTAGATAAAAACGTATTAACATTTGTTCCAAATTGCCCAGCCGCAAACGTAATTGCACCCGTCATCGTACCGCCAGTTAACGGCAAATAACTAATCGCAGGATTATATGAAACCCATGCGCTGCCTGACCATACCTTCATAACATTGCTTGCAGTATTCCAGTAAATAGCACCAGTTAGCAAAGCATTTCCATCGTTATCGACTGACGGGTCAGACGTTTTTGCGCCTAAATATCTATCATCAAATGAATCATAAGATGCGGCTGCGGCTGTTGCACTAGATGAAGCTGCTGATGCACTTGTCGATGCCTCACCTGCTTTTGTAACAATATAATTTGCAACGGCAACTTGTTGTGTAAAACATGGAACAAATCGCGTTTTCCAACCACCTTCACGCAATCCTGTTGTTGCATTATTGTCGTCAGTAACGGTTGAACCGTCACCACCGACTGCAACGTCAAACGTAACTGAACTCATAATAATTCCTTAATCTCATATGTTGTTTGGTATCTTGTGTTATATGGCTGAGAAATTGGCGATAATGCCCGCAATCTGCCTAAAAATGCGCGTCTATGCAAATCTAATGGCGTATTGTCATCATAAATATAAAGCACTTCAGCATCCACGCCACTAATTTTCATAATATCGCCATTGATAATTGACTCATTATATACCAGATGATCTAAAGTAAATTGAGCAACACGGCTTGATGTTCTTCTATCAAAAAATTCTGCACCGCTTAAAGCCACATCAACAATCGTATTTGTTTCATCACCAATTGACGCACCTAAACTCATATTTAAAGTTGGTTGATAAATAGCACCAACAAAAATACGTCCTAATTCAACATAGCCATCAGTGTTTGTACTATCGAAAAATTCTATTTGATAATATCGAGCAGAAGCAACTGTGCTTGGAACGTATGTTAATGTTTTAGTAAATAATGCAATTTCTTCAGCGGATAATTGCAAATCCCAAAAACGGCTATCTTCCCATTCATAACTGCCAAATGGCATTAACGGCCAGACGTTAATTGTGCCGCTATCATAAACCAGTGTTGAATATCCACTATCTGAATAAACTCGATAACGCCATGCAGCATCTTTTTGCATGTTGTGATTAACAATAGCAACTGAGCCAATAACTCGCTCCTCATCTAATGCAAAACGTAATTTAGTGGAAGAATTTGCAGCATTAGTTGATCGTGCTTTTTTTGATAATTGACGTGTTTTAATATTATTTAATGGCAATGAAGTTGACCACGAACCATACGCTGCAAACGTAACTGCATCAATCCTGTTTTGATAACCAATAATTGTATTTGCCATGCTATCCCCAGAGCGTTAGCGTTGCGCGGTTTTTTGAATAATCTGATTCAATACCAATAATTTTAAATAGTTTACCAGAATTTAAACCAAAACGATTCATTGTTATGTTTACAATATTATTTAAATCAGGCAACGTGGTTGTTAAATCAAGCGCAATAGTTACTGTGTACAAATCACGGCTTGTTTTGTACAAATTAAGCAATCTGGTTGCTTCAGTTTGAGCTGCTGTAGCATCAACCAGTAAAGATTCTTTTTCAATTGTAGGCGCAAGTGCATATTGTGTTTTTATGGCTGTATCTTCTGCTGATTTTGTTAACGCAGGCAAAGACAAAACACTTCTACGCGCTGCGGTAACTGCACCAGCTAAATCAAAATCTTGCACGCTGTAATTTTTTTGATACGTTAAATTAACACGCCATGCTGGAATGCCTTTGTCTGTGTCATTGGTTCGACCATGCTCAATGCTTAAAATGTTATTTATATCAATTTCAAGCGTTGCGCTACCCGTTGGCGCAGTAAATAATCCCATTCTCAACGACCCAAGCGCATCAAATCCAAAGTAAGCGCCAATCGATTGAGCCACTTTATCCATTGCCACCATCGCTGAATCTGCGCCATCAATCCAAATTCCAATAACACTATTATTTGCCGTGTCTAATGCGGTGACATCGCTTGCGTTAATATCACCCGATGCAATACCTGCCTTTAACGCCATTGCCTTTAAAACTTGCGCCACTGTGCGATTAGATGATGCTGCGCCTTGTGTTGCATCACACGTTAATAATCCCGTTGGCACAGCACCTAAGCGAATATAACCAAGTGCTAAACAAGTAATGAATGTGCCGCTTGCCGGTGACGCTGCATGTAGTGTTGTCACGTTTGCATAATCTGCACCGGATGTTAACGCAATGCCTTTGTCGTAAACATTGCCAACAGATTGTATTGCGCCATCATTAATTTGATATGTGAGTTTTGAGCTATTTACCATGATAGGCGCAATATTAAACACTTGACCATACAATAATGGCTTAGGTGATTTTGCAATATCAGCAACGCCTTCCACGCCATCAGGCAGTGCATTATTGCCAGCATAAAGCGTAGTTTGCAAAGGCATATCAACAATGGCTAATTTATCCCGTGCTAATATCGTTACTTTTGAAAATGTAAACTCTACCTGCTCCATTGTGCCATTTAAAATAGTTGCAAATGCAGAATAAGCGTCGCCTTCATTTCCGATTTTAATAACAAGTGAACGTCCATCAAATGAATAATTGAGAATTGAATCCAAACCACCATCGACGTTTGATAATTCAACCGCGCCATAATTTACACGGCTTGCACCGCTTGTTGTTCCGTTGCTGTAAAGTGATCTGCTAATTGATGCGGGATTGGTTATTCTATCATCATAAAATGTATTAGCAGGCGTATCAGTGGGGTTTGTTGTGTAAGGCTTTGACGCATAACGCAGCACGGTTGTCGTGCCTGCTGCATCAATTGCCGCTGTAATTTCTACAATGTAAATCATGCTGCCGCCTCAAGTTTTGCTTTGCGTGAAATAGTGCTAAGTTCTTCTTTCATGCCTTGCATCTCATTTATCAATGCAACGTTTGCACTAGATTGTAAATTAACCAATGCTTTCAATTCAATAATTTGCTCTTTTAATAACACGCTTTGATCGTCAATGGCATTTCCAATTGAATCGAATAACCCATTTGTTTGTTGGTGGCTTGTAACGTTTGCAGGTGAGGTGAAATTAATAAGCTCCGCTCCTTGTTCGCCTACAAGCGACAAGCCACTTGCTATGCCGCCATTGGCGTAAGGTTTGACCGTAATATCAGACATTGCGTTAGATAAGGTAATCGCTGAAACAATATTTGAAATTGTGCTAGGTGCTTGATTGTATGACGCGTTTAAATCAAGAGGTTTTATAGGGTTTATTGAGTCAACACTATAATTCATATTCATATTAGCCGCACGCAATGAATTTGTATCTTGCGCTGCAATAGCCATTGCTTGCGCTTGTGCTGCTGCTGCACTTGCGGCCGCTGCTGTTGCTGCTGTTTGCTGGTTAATGATGTTTATTTCACTTTGTTTAATTACGCCCGACAAATCAGTTAACAACGTTTTATTCATTGCAAGCGCATTTGAAAATGTTAAATCTGCCGATATGTAATCATTAACCGCTGTTGATAATCTTGAAATGCCACCATCAACCGTGTCTGTTTTTGTTTTTAAATCCTCTAGTTTTGCGTTGGCAGTTTCAGCAGCAGTTAATTGCTGCGTCATCAATGTAATTTGTTCATTAGTTTTTGCAAGCGCGTCAGATACGTTTTGAGCTACAAGTTTTTTATCTTCTTCATAGCGCGTTGTATCAATTGCGGATTGCGCTGCTAAAGCTGATTGATATTGTTTGATAGCTTCATCAACAGATAATGCAGTTTCATCAATGCTAATAAGTGATTTATCGGCTGATTCTGCCGCTGATAATTGTTTGTTTAAAATGTCTATTTGGCTATCACTTACACCAGTTGCTTTATCTAGTGCATTTAAAACCGATTGATAATCAGTTTGATACATTGCCCCAGTTGCGTTGTATTTTAAAGACGCGTCTAAAAATGCTTTTGCTGTATTTGGCAAATTAGTTAATGCTTGCTCATTTCCACTAGCTGCCAATAAATTAGCATCTTCAAACGCTTTTTTAGTTGATTGATAAACCGATTCGGGTGATCCTTGTGGATTTCCTGCACCCATAAGATCATTTTTATAATCTTTAAGTGTTTGAGATATACTTTTAAACTTATCGCGTAACGTAACCAATGAATTATAAACAGTTTGCAATGATTTAACTGTTGTATCGCTTTGAGCTTTAGATGCTGATAAAAACGCTTTTGAAACGCTTGTCATGTCTTGCAACGCTTGTTCATTTCCACTTTTTGCAAGTTCTGACGTTTTTAAGAATAATGCCTTTGCATTTTCATAATCCGATGCTGTATTGTTTAATTCATCAAGATAATTGCTAAGCGTTGTTGCAATGTTTGAATATTTGTCGCGCATTGCAACTAACGCTTTATATGAAGTATTTAATTCTGTAGTTGCCGCGTTTAATTGCGTCATTGCATCGGTTAGCATATTTAACGATTGCGTATAAGTAGCGGTTAATCCATCCATTCCTTTCATGGATTTTTCGCGCTCAAGTCTTAATGCTTCTTCTTTTGCCACTGGATCTAATTCGCCCATTTTTTTATAAATGGCAATGCGCTGATCTTCTGTTTTTGATATTAAATCTTGTTGCTCTTTAATTTTTGCGTTTATTTCAACGGTTGCGTCAGTAACATATTTAGCTGATTCTTCTGCTACTGCCGCAAAATCTCCAGCCATACCAATCAACTTAGTTAAAATATAATTTCCAGCCTCTGTTGTATCTTTTGCCGCCTCTTGCACAATGTATTTATAAACATCAATAGCATCCTGCGCATTGCTTGTTAATTTAGGCATATTGATAAAACCTAAATCCCATAAACTTTTTTGCATTTTTGACGCATTTGCATTGGCTAACTGTTCAGGTGACATTGTTGATTTCATAAAATCGTTAATTGACGCGCTAAACGCAGATATTCCACCAGCTACATTAATCATGTCTTGTGTTAATTTAACTGCCCCTAACCCAATATCTGACAATCCTGCTTTGATGCTGTTTAAACCTTTAAACGCTTCAATAATATCGTCCGCTGTGCCGGGCAATTTTCCAATAATATCGTTAACGTCTGTAAATACCGATGCTAGTTGAAGTGATTGAACAATCATTTGCTTTTCAATATCACCGCGTTTTTCTACAATATCGGTATATTCAATGGCATTAATACCCATTGCTTTTAGCTTAGTGTTTGCCGTCGAAATAGCAACGGTTACGCGCATTAATGTTTGATAATAGCCTTCTTGAATTTTTTGAGATTCAAGGAATTGAGGTGATAACATAGCCATTTTATCTGATAATTTCTCAAACGCTGCACTTAATCGTTCTTCATTTATTTCGGCATTTTCTTGATTTCTTTGACGTGAGCCTTTTCCCTTGTAGTTAGTACGCTCCATTGGAATTCGTCCTAACTCAACATTAAAGTTATTTACTTGATCTGTTAAAGTTGCAGTATTTTGACCTAATAAATCAGCGGTTTTTATAATGCTATTGCCAATTCCTAAAATGGTATCTGTAAATGCCTGATTAACACGTTCTTCAATAGTTTTATATTTTGTTGTGATCCATTGTTTGCTTGAGCTAACTAATCCAAAAAATGAGCTTTTTGTTTCAGTAACTAAAATATCAATATATTGCTGAACGCTTGTTGTGCCATTTTTTACAACACTTGAGTAAAGCTCGTCCATAAACTTAAAACCGCTTCCAGCAAATTGTTTTGTTATTTTTGTGACTGTTGTAAATGCACCTAATATCAATCCTAAAATTGGCATTCCCAAATTACTTATTGCATAACCAATAGCAAGTCCGCCTATTCCACCGCCAGCCGAACCAAATACACCCGTTGTTTTTGATGATCCTGCTAAACTTACGCCATTTCTTCCAAAATCCATTTTTTGCGCAACTGACGCAGTTACATTATCAATTGAATAAGTTAATTTTTGCAGACTTTCAGCCATGCCTTTTGAATAATCTAAATCGGCAGTTGAGTTTGCAGAAATAATATCAAGTGCGTTAATAATTGATTTTGATGCGTCACTACTTCCTAAAACAGTCCCGCCAATAGTTTCATTATATTTTTCTGATTGTGCTTTTTGATAATCTGCACCAGACATTTGTGGCGCACTTGAGCCACCGCCACCAGCCATAGCAACACCAATAGCCAACATAAATGCTAACATTGCCGCGCCTGTAGCAAACCCAATAGGAAATGGTGCTGCCGATGCCGATGCTACTGCTGCTGTTCCCGAAGCTGTGGCTTTAGCTGCGTCTGCCGCAACGTTTGGTGCTACCGATGCCGCATTAGCGGCTGTTGAAGTAAATAATCCAGTTATATAAGCACCAACTTTTGCACCATTATCTGCAA